ATTCGTATGGCTGGTCGTACCGTCTCCGTAGGCGACCGTCGAGTTCGCTATGGCTTAGTCCGCTTTATGAAAGACGCGATTCGCCTACGGAACTTCTGGCGTAGTGTTGCAGCCGAGCAACTCGGTTATGCACCTAAGGCACAGTGGATGGCTCCTGAGTCTGCCGTTGAAGGACGTGAGGACTTGTTCCGTCAGGCCCATCTTACTCGTGATCCGTTATTAGTTTACAATGATGATGCTGAAGCCCCACCTGAGAGGATCGAACCTCCAACGATTCAGGCTGCTTTGCTCAATGAAGCACAGCTTTTAACTCAGGATATTCAAGATGTCACAGGAATCCACGACGCATCGCTTGGTATTAAGTCCAATGAGACCTCCGGTCGTGCTATCATGGCACGGCAGCGTGAAGGGGATGTTGCCAGTCTTACCTATTACGATAATGGAAACGCAGCAATTTTGGAAGCTGGAGACGTTATCAACCAACTCATCGGACAAATCTACGACGGCACCCGTATCGTCCGTATCATCGGAGAAGACGAAGCCGCAAGACTAGTTAAGATCAATGATCCGATGGACCCTAACTCGCCTAACATTGCAGTTGGGGATTATGACGTAGCGATTACTACTGGTGCTTCCTACACGACTCGTAGAGTCGAAGCCGCAGAGGCTATGATGGAGGCCATTCAGGTCTATCCGCAGCTTATGGGAATAGCTGGCGATCTTGTTATTAAGGCCCAGGATTGGCCCGGTGCCGAGGAGCTAGCAGATCGTCTACTTAAGACTATCCCTCCGCAGCTTCTTTCTGACAAGGAGCGCCAGCAACAGGGTGAGCAAGCTCCTGATGTCCAGGCTATGATGCAGCAACAGGCTCAGCTAGGCCAGCAGCTACAGGCCATGCAGGCTGAAGTCCAAAAGCTTCAGAATGAGAATCTTCTATTGAAGACGAAAGCTGAGACCGAGCTACATCGCCTTTCCATTCAGGAATACGAAGCTGAGACTGCACGGCTAACAGCGTATGCTCAGCTCCTTAAAGACAATGAAGCTCTGAATCTACAGAAGCTAGAGTCCGAAGCAGATCGTGCTTTTGAGGCAAGCGAGGCTGAACACAATAGAAATATGGACGTAGCTAATCTCTTACAGGATCACGTCCAACACGCCCAAGAACTACAGAATTCGGCGGCTCAGGCCGCTGCTGACAGGCAGCAACAAGCTGCTCAGGCTAACCAGCCTTCATCGAGCGGAGGGGATTCTTCACAGCCCTCCGAGTAACTCGCCTACTGTGACCGCCCGAAAGGACGCTAAATGACTGACGACAACAGTACCAATAACCTTGTCGATATGGACGATCTCGATGCTTTTTCTAAGGCTATGTTTGGGGAAGCGGAATCCGCAGACGAACCAAACGAAGCTCCTGAAGAGGACGAAGAGGAAGTCGAAGACCACGAGGCTGATGACCTCGCTACTGACGAAGACGAAGATGCCGGTGATGAACCGGATGAGGACTCTGAAGAGGAAGAGGACGATGAGCCTAAACCTCAGAAGAAACCGCAGTCTCCTGCTCAGAAACGCATCAATGAGTTGACCCGAGCACGTCGGGAGGCGGAACGCCGAGAGGCTGAACTCCTGCGACGACTCGAAGCCCTTGAGGCAGAAACTCGTTCTAATGAACGGCAAGAGCCGGTACAGCAACACCTTCCGAAAGGTGCGCCTACCCCGGATGCCGTAGATGCCAATGGTGAGCCATTGTATCCGCTTGGCGAATTCGATCCAACGTTTATCAGGGACTTGACTAAGTTCACGATTGCTGAGGAGACGAAGGCTGCTAAGGCTGCAATGGAAGCAGAAGCTGCTGCAAGGCGTGAAGCTGAACAGCGAGCTAATCTGTCTAGCCAGTGGAATGAGAAGCTCGAAAAGGCTGAAGAAGAAATCCCCGAGATTCGCGAGCATATCGCTGATCTAGTCGAAACTATTCAGTCTATGGGAGTTGATCCTAACTACGGCGACTATCTCGCTATGACTGTTATGCAGTGTGAGAATGGTCCGGCTATCCTTGAATACTTGTCTGAAAATATCGGCGAGGCCCAGAAAATTGTTGCCTCTGGTCCTGCTGCCGCCACTCTCGCCATTGGACGCCTTGAAGCTCAGCTTTCAGTTAACTCTCGTCCTAACGAGCAAGAGAAGCGCAACATTAGAATTCCAACGGCTAAGACTCCACCTCCTACACAAACTAAAGGTAGGCAGGGGAAGTCCTATGTCAGAGGAGATACTGATAATCTAGATGACTTCGAGAAAGTATTCTACGGTAAAAAGTAACCGAGACTACGGCGAAGGCATCGAATAGAAAGGAACCTAAGTGGCTACTAATACTGTTGACCAGAGTAAACTGGTACTTAATGCCTTCGCCTCTGTCTTCCAGAACAACCTGCTTGCAGCAGACCTTGTTACGTGGAGACAGTATGACTCCGAAATGAATGACCGCAATGGCTTGAAAGTCTCCGAGCAGGTTGGTCCTCGCTACCTCGTGAACTCCACGACTAATGGCGTCGCCGATCTTACCGCAGGCGTTCAGGACAGCACCTTCGGATCGGAGCAGTTTGTTGTGAATAAGACGTTCAACACCTCAATGGGGTGGGGAGACTTCGTGAAGATTCGCGACATCGGCGATGCTCGTCAGAATGAAGCTCTTAAGAATGCGGCTACTCAGCTTGCTGAGCAGATCGATGCGTACATTCTTCAGGTTGCTGTTCTTGCGGCTAACAATGAAGTCGGTACGGTCGGTAACAATGTCGCGACTTATGACGACGTGCTTACTGCGTACACTCGCCTCAAGGATGAAGGTGTCGATGACTCCGATCTGCGTATGGTACTTACCTACAACGACAAGCAGTCTCTCGGCAGCAACATCTTGAACACCTATAAGGCTGCTACTGATCTGTCGAATGCGACGTTCCGTAACGGCTTCACGGGTGAAGTTGCAGGCTTGCCTGTGATGTTCACGCAGCAGTTGCCGTTTATCACCCCAGGTACTCGTACTAACGGTACTGTTGCTGGTGCAAACCAGAACGTGTCGTATGCGAGTGTTGCGGTCTCCGGTGCTCCGGGTCAGTACATGACTCAGACGCTGAATATCGCTGGCTTGGGTGCAGGCGGAACGATTGCTGATGGTGAGGTCTTCACTATTGCTAACGTCTTCGCTTGGGACAATCGTTTGCAGGCTCAGCGCTCAACGCTTCAGCAGTTCCGTGTTATCGGTGCTGCTACGGCTGACGGCACTGGTGCGGCTACGGTTCGTATCTTCCCGGCGATTATCATCGCTGATACGAATGCGAACGCTGCATTCCGCACGGTTAATGCTGCTCCTGCCAACGGTGCGGCTATTACCTTCCGCGGTACGGCTAGCACGGCTTACAAGCCTCGGGTCCTGATCCAGAAGCAGGCTATCGTGGTTAACACCGCTGACCTGATTACTCCGGCTACGGATACGTCACGTCGTCAGCAGCTCACCAAGGTGCCTCTGTCTGTTCGTATGTGGCAACACAGCGACTTCGCAACGGGCAATCACAGCATTCGTTTCGACTGTGCTTTGACTGCAAACGTTCGTGATCGTCGGCGTGCTGTTCGACTGAATGGTGCGTAATTAATTGGCGGGGAGTCTTCGGGCTCCCCGTCTACCCTAGGAGACGATTATGACAACTATGCCATTTTATGGTGATGCTGCCGGTACTGTTAATATCAACGTATCTGGGTCCAGTCAGAGCGTCCAGCTTTACGATCAACGAGGTCCGATTTCAGTTCTCGTGACGAATACTGGTACTGCACCTGCATGGATTACGTATGGCGATAGTAATATATCAGCTTCACTCACGACTAGTATTCCCATTGCTGCAGGTGCATCACAGCTTCTGCTAATGCATAATAACGGTAACGGTCCGTTGTTCGTTGCTGCGATTGCTGCGGCTGCGACTGGCAAGATTTACTTCACCCCTGGGCGCGGCAATACCCACTAGTAAGGAGTACTTAATTGACCGGCACAGTTAAACAACTAATCTTTCCTGCAAATCGCGCTTTTGATAGCAGCGGCGTTCCTTCAGTTGGGGCGACCGCTTCTTTGTTCTATTCAGGTGGATTGACTCCTGCGTTATTCTATTCTGATAGCGGATTAACTATTAGTCTTGGTTCTACGATTAGTGCTAATTCTGCCGGTCGCTTTACTCCAATGCCGTACCAAGATTCCACAGTTGCATTCCGTATTCAAATTAAAGACATCGAAGGCAATATCCTAGATGATATCGATCCGTTCTACTTCGGATATCAAACAGGTGCTACTGGACCAGCAGGTGCTCAGGGACCAGCAGGTGATGTTGCTAAGGTAACT